CAAGATAACAATCAAGCGATTAACTATGGGGTTATAAATGAAACAAAACCTAAATCTAATCTGTGAAGCAAAATTATCACTAGGTAAAATGGCAGATGAAGGTGAAAACCCATCTGGGATGATTGAAGCCAAAGTGACTACATTTGGACCTAGAGAAGGAGCAGATGGCAGAAAGTTCTTTTATAAACCTGAAGGTTTTGCACAATGGGCAGATGAGTTTGCCAATGCAGGTAAACCACTACCAATGTTTTTAAACCATAACGATATGGGTATGCCAGTAGGACAATGGGATGAATTTATTATGGAAGATGATGGTATGTCTGCCAAAGGTAAAATTTACATGAATACTGTTGGTGGTTCTGATTTGTATTCTGTACTAAAAGAAGCACCTAATATGTTTGGTGGAGTATCTGTAGGAGCATATGCTGATGAAGCCAGAATGGTGGATGAGCAAGGCAATCCAATGGGGGATGATGAAGATGAAGGCTATTTCCAGATTACTAAAGGCGGTCTTAGAGAAGTTTCAGTTGTTATGTACCCGAATAACCCAAGTGCTGAAATCCAAAGACTAGAATATTTTGATAAGGATGGCAATGCCAATCCTAGACTGATTGAGAAAACTTTGCGTGATGCAGGGCTTTCCAAAAAAGATGCAACTACGGCATCTTCTATTCTTAAAAAAGTTTTAGAGATGCGTGATGTATCTTCAGAACTGATTAAGAAAAAAACGGAGCATTGTGATAATGATGCCGTAGAACCTGAAGCCAATAATATTTTGAAAGCCCTAGAGGAAAGAGAATTATTAAAGGCATTATCTAATCGCATCAATAAATAGGAGTTCAAGATGAAAGAAGTTATCGAAAAACTAGATACAATCGAAGCCCAACAAGTTGCTAAGATTGAAGAAATTAAAGCAGAAATCAACACAAAGTTAGAAGTATTAACTGAGATGTCTGAGAAGTTTGAAGCATTAGAAGCCAAAGTTGCTTCTGTTCAAGCACCTGCACAAATCAAAACTTATAAAAGTTTAACTGAAGAAGTTAATCGTTCTGTTAAAGAGCAAGTTCGTGATTTCTACAAATCGAATAGTCGTACAGAAAAAGAAATTAAGATGTTTGAATCTGTAGACCAGTATGATGCATTTATGCAAGAATCATCTTTGCTAGGTAATCCACAAGGATATGGTTCTGGTTACAATGTGGGTGGTCGTACAGGCTATGACCCTGTGTTTGTTGCTTTGCGTCAAACCAATCCTTTGCGTGGTGTAAGTCGTTCAGTATCTACTGATGGTTCTGCTTACCAACTAAGACAAAAAGTTGGAAATGCAGGTGCGGCTTGGGGATATGCAATTCAAAACAATGGTGGTGCTACAACTCAAGACACTTTGATTTGGCAGTTAATCCTTAAAGATTTGAACTGTGCTTTCCCTGTTCGTACTGCAACTTTAGATGACATTGATGGTTTAGAGTCAAACATTGTTTCTGATATGTTGGCTGAGTTTAGTCAATCAGAAGGTCGTTCAATGATTCAAAACAATGACCAAACTGATTCTGCTCCATATGATGCAACTGGTGGTACTAATGGTTTGCGTGGTTTAAATCAGTATGGTTATGTAGGTGCATTTGCAGGTGGAACAGTTCATCCAGTAGTTTATGGCTCAACTGGTGTAGCCACATCAAATGGTTTATCTAAGATTGCTACATATGACCAGTTAGTAACTAATGGTACATCTACTTCTGCAAATAACATTACTTATGCTGATGTAATCAATCTTATTTATAGTTTGCCTACTCAATACTGGACACCAAGCACATCATGGTTAATTAACCCAATCCAACTACAGGCAATTCGTGGTTTGGTTGATGATAATGGCAGACCAATTTATGTTGATGGTTTGGCTAGACCAGATGGTATTGTTGGACAATTACTAGGATTTGATGTAACAGTTAATCAGTTCTGTGATACTCCAAACTATGCAGGTGTAGATAAAGCAGATTTGTATCCAATGTACTTTGGTGATTTCAATCGTGGTCATGTAATCATTGATAGATTGAATATGATTCTAAGAAGGTACGAACAGACCCAAGTCGGTTTTATAACTTTCTATGGCGAAAAGCGTGTTGCATCCAGTATTCACGATGCTAATGCGATTGTAGCCTACAGAAGTACACATACTGCAAACGACTAAAGAGGTGGGGGAGAAATCTCCCCTTCTTTTTTTAACTTATTTGGAATAAATATATGGCAAATCTAATTCTTGAAGCAATACAGTCAGCCATTAAAAATGGCAAAGCAGAAATAAATTTAAAAGAAG